TTAGGTGGTTCCACGCTCAAGCGCGTTGCGCTTCTTCGGTGGTTGAACCACCGGTACTTCATGGTCGTAGCGCTGCTGCATCGAGGCCGATTTGTGTCCGCCGGCAGCCTTGTTGTCGCCGTCGGTGATGCCGCGATGCTTGAGGCCGTGCAGGGCGAATCGATCCTCCTTGGCGATGACGCCTACGCGGATGGCCTCAGTGATGAAGCGCTGCCAGGCGCTGGACAATGCGCTGCGGGTGATCGGCTCGCCGCCGCGCTCGATCAGCAGGTAACGGTCGCTGGCACGCAGCGGTACTGGCCGCACGCGTCCCTTCCGGTTCCAGATGCGGGTGCGCCGCGCGATCAGCTGGTCCCACGCTTCGATCATGGCTGGATCCCATTCGGTGACGTTGTCCCGCGAGCCCTTGCGCCGGTTGCTGCGGATGCCATCTTCCTGCCGGTGTGCGTCGGTGAGGGTGCAGACCTCGATGCCGCGCAGGCGTACGCTGTAGGCCAGCACCATCACCGGCGCCAGGTAGTCGGGAAAGCTGCCCTTGATGTTTTCGCCCAGCGCGCCGCGCTCGCGCGCGAAGGCGAGCACTGCGCGGAATGCCTCCTGCGAGGGCATGCGGGAATCGGCGCGCTCTCTTGCCTGGCGCACGCCCTTGGCAGGGTTGGTGCGGCAGTAGCCCATACGCACGCCCCAGGACATGACCAGGCGCAGGTAGCGGTGCAGGTGGTTGGCCTTGGTGGGGTACGCGGGCAGAGCAGGTTGCACGTGGTTTGCCGGCCTACCGGCAGCGAACGTCTCGACCAGGCGCTGCACCACAGGTGTGGTGATGCGGTCGATCGGCATCGAGCCTAGCGGGGTACCGTCCTTGCGCAGGTAGGTGGCCAGCACCTCTGCATAGCTCTTGTAGTTCTTACGGGTGCCCCTTGCCAGGCGCTGGAAGTCGCTGGATTCCTGGTAGCGTTCGAACAGGAAGCGCAGGGTGCCACGAGCGGTACCCGTGCGCTGTTCTTCCATGATGGCGTGTAGATCGGACAGGCGGGCAGTGGCCCCGGCCACCGTTCGTTTCTGCCGCCCGCCGCCCTCTGGATGGTGCTGGACGATGTACCAGCGCCCATCGGACCAGTAGATCCCCTTCGGCAATGCGTCCTGGTCGATGTGCCCGGGGATACCCGGGTTGAACTTCCTTTTTCTGCCGCGTGCCATCAGATGTTGTCCTCCTCACGTACCTCTTCCTGCGGAGCGGCCATCAGGCCCAGGGACGCGTTGAGTGCGTCGAGGGTGGTCCAGATGCCGCCATGCCGGTCGTACTTGTAGCGGATCCCTTGGTGGTTCGCCCAACGGCGCACGGTGGCAAGCCGCGGTTGGGGGCCGACTGGGCAGCAGATCTGCTGCAGCTGGGCGAAGGTGACAATGCGGTTCACGTGGGCACCTGCTGCAGGCCGAACAGGCCTATCTGCCGGACGCCGCCGGTGGTCCGCTCGGCCAATGCGGCCGCGCTGGGCTGCAGGCGGTGCTGCTTGTGCCAGTGGGCCCAGGCGAGCTCGAATGAAGCGCACTTAGGCGTGCTGCTGCAGGCGCATTCGATGAAGTGGCCGCCTCTGGCTTCAAGGCGGCGGTAGTCGAGCATGTAGCGGGCGGTGTGGCGCTTCCTGCAGGTGGGCAATGCACGCGGCGGGGTCATCTGTTGCTGCATCAGCACGCCCCGTCGCCGCGGCAGGCCGCCAGCTCGCTGGCTGCTGTTGCGATGGCTGCCGCGGCGGCTGGGCCGGATTGCCGGGGCAGCATGGCGGCAATGCCGATCGGTAGCCCGGCACGGTCCAGGAAGTCGGCCAGCGGGTGGCTGATTGCGTCAGTCTCCGCTTCCCACAGGATGGGGCCGGACTGCAGCACCCAGCTGTTGAGCGTGCGTCGCTTCCAGCGTTGTTCGACGCGGCGCGGCTGGCCCATGACCAGGACGGCGATGACGCGGATCTCATCGTGGGTGATGGCGAACTGCAGCATGGCGCTGCAGTCCGGGCGAGGGGCGTTGTCTGCGGTCGTGGTAGGCTGCGCGCCGGGTCCGGTGCTGGACTGCTGCGGATGCGCGCCAACGGCTGAGGCTGACTCAGTCTGCGGGTGCATAAGACTTCTCCGAGTTCGTGGTGGTTCGGCCCAGCGGTGGCGCTGCTACGCCACCGGCCGGGCCCGTCTCTCATCAGCCGATGCGGCTCTCGATCATTGCCACCCACGTGCGGATGGCGTCGGTGATCAACGTGCGTTCCCACACGCTGGGGGCATAGGTTCCTTCGCGGCCATCGGCCGTCTCGCTATAGAACAGATAGCCGTCGGCAAAATCTGCGATCTCGCGGTCCAGGGCCAGGTCGGGACGGTCTTCCTGGATGACGCATTTTTCGGTGGTCATGGTGCTTCTCCTGCGGGGTGATGGCCTGGCACGACGCTGCAACGCCGGCCGGGCCGGGGGTTAAATGTTTTCCGGGCAGTCGGCTGCCGGCGAGACACCGGGCCGGTAGGCGTTGCCGAGAATCTCGGCCAGGTCGCGGGCCACGTAGGCGGCGACGGCGGCGACGTGGTCCAGGGTGATGGGGGAGGGCTGATCGGTCTCGATCAGGCTGATCAGGTCGACAGCTTGCTGGGCCTGCTGCAGACGGTCGACGTCGAGCTCGTGCACCAGGTAGTGCAAGCTGTTGAGGACTTCGGCGGGGGTGCGGTGGGCATCGCGGATGTAGGCGCTCATGACAGCGCTCTCGGGCCGCCGTTGGCTGCCGAGGCGCAACCGGTGGGCCAGCTGGCGCTGGTCTGCTCGATGGCCCGCTGCACGTCGGCCAGCGTGAGCTCGGCCGGCGCTATGCCCGGCCCCAGCAGGCGCGCGAACAGGGCCAGCCAGCAGGCGTGGTTCCATTCGGTGGTGTCGGCGATCTGGCCGAACAGATGGGCAAGTTGGCGCGCACGCGCAAGATGGCTCTGGTGTGCCATGGAGGACGTCTCCTGTATCTGAGATTGAACCTCGGGGAGACGTTTCTAGGCGTCGCACCGAGGGTGTCGGGAGGCTAGAAACCGGGATACAGACCGGCGGGCAGTTTTCCCCTTGCGGGTGTTGTATGGCTGCCGCCCTCCCGACGCATGAAACGTCGGCGCGCACGAATTGCAGGCGCAAAAAAACCGCGATGCTGTCGGGCGCGGATGCCGCTGTATCCTCAGAGTTTCTAGGCTCCTTGCGGCGGACTTTGCCTTCGTTGATGGCGGGTGTCAAGGCATGGGTGTAATCCATGCCAATACCGTCATGTTTGCGCGATATCCGTTTCAGATCGGTGGGATATTGGCGCCAAGGCTCCTGCGGCATAGGATGGCGACGCAATACCACCATCTCACCCCAAGGAGGGGCCAGCCATGATTGATCGTACCCAACGCCAACGGCCGTCTGGCGTCGAACGCCATAACCATGTTCCGCCGGTGCGCAACCCGGGGCCGGCGCAACCGCAGCCACAGCCCGAGAGAAAGTGAAGCCATGACCGCCGATGCCGACTACGAACGCACGACATATGAAGTCCGCCTGGACATCTGCTACGCGGTGAGGCTTTACGCGTTGCATGAGCGTTTGTACGCGCGTTTGGACAAAGGCATCAAGGCGATTGAGCTGATTGCCGGCAGTGGCGCGTTCTACGCTGTCACTGCCGGCTACACCGGGACGACGAAGATCTGCGCGCTGGTAGTTACCACCTTCGCGCTGCTGAGCCTGGTGTATGACTTTGGTGGACGTGCACGAGAGATGCGAGGCGCTGGCCGCAGTTTCCTGCAGCTGTTGTCGGAGGTGGATACTCCCGGTGCGACGGTGCCCTCGATGGACAAGCTGATTGCGCAGGCTGGCAAGGATGCGCCCACCACCATCGATGCGTTGGCCAAACCAGCCCACAACCAGAACCTGACTACGCACGGGCGCTACAGCCACGTTGTCCCGCTGAACAAGCTGGAGAAGTTCCTGCAGTTCGTGGCCTGAAGCGCGGGGATGGCGTGTAGCCGGGTGGCTACAAAATGGTTGACCTTTCGTAGCCTGTAGGCTACGATTGGCCCCATGGAAATGAAGCGCACCCGAGAGTTCAAGGACTGGATCGATGCCCTCAAGGACGGGCTGGGCCGCGCTCGTATCCAAGCGCGCATCGACCGATTGGCCGCTGGCAATGCCGGAGACCACCGCAACCTGCAGGGCGGAATCTCGGAGATGCGTGTCGATGTTGGCCCGGGCTACCGGGTGTACTACACGCAGCGCGGAAGCGAGCTGATCATCCTGCTGGTGGGCGGCGACAAGTCGAGCAAGGCCGCACAGCAGCGGGATATCGAGAAAGCGAAGGAGTTGGCACGGAACCTCTGAGGGAGGCCGTGCAGTGGTTGTGCGTTGAGCAGAAAGCCCCCGTGTAATGCCCAGTTTAATGAGTGAATTCCGTTTATATGTCGGCTGAAAGCCGACCTGTCCTTGGGGGGACCGATGAAACAAAAAGTGAGTAAGACCCAGGTGGAGACGTACGACGTCGCCGAACACCTGCGCACGCCCGAGGAAATGGCTGCGTACCTGGACGCCTGCATCATCGAAAGCGATGGCGATTCGGCGTTCATTGCCAAGGCACTGGGCAACATTGCCCGCGCACAGGGCATGACCAAGGTTGCCCGTGATGCTGGTGTCTCGCGTGAGAGCCTGTATCGCGCCCTGTCCGGCGACCGCAGCCCAGACTTCGCCACCATCCTGAAGGTGACGCGCGCCTTGGGCGTGCAGCTGCACGCCAGCGCGGCGTGATGCCGCTGTGACCGAGCGCCCGGCCCTCAATGGCTGGGCGCTCATGCTTTGAACACCCAGCAGCGCACGGCCACGCCAGCGCCGGTGCTGGTGCTCTTGATGGCGCTGTTGACGGTGAGGTTGGCGTCGATCAGCTTATGACGGCGCGAGTCGCGCAGATAGGCGCGCAGCAGTTTCAGATCCGGCACAGGCTGGTTGAACTGACTGGCCTTGGCGACGAAGTCGTTGAGGTTGATCGCGATGCGCTGCGGGTCGCGCGAGTGGTTGACGATGCGGCGCTCGCCGCTGCCTATGGTTTCCAGGTACTCGTAGGTTTCCCAGAATTCGTTGACCATGGGGTGGTCGGCGCTGATGGCGGTCTGGCGCTGCTGGGCCATTTCCACCAGAGCGTTGCGGGTGGCCACCACCATTTCTTCAGGAAGATCGATGACCAGGCGCAGGCCGTCCAGCAGGGCGAGCATCTGCGCGTGGTTCTTGATGATGCGCTCCATGCGCAGGTTCTTGTCTTCGCGCAGCTTGGCTTCGTAGAAGCGCACGCGCTCGGTGAACTTCTCCAGCACGCGCTGCTCGGCACGCACGGCCATGATGAGGAAGTGGCTGAGGTCTTCGACCTGCAGGGCGTTGAGGTTGTCTGCGGCCTGCCTGCTTTCGGTGGTGGCGTTGGGCTTGCGGAAGTGCAGCTTGACGATGCGGGTGAGGATGGCCTCGCTAGCGTCCACTGCGGCGTTCTGACTGATGACGATGGTGCCCCGGAACGGAGGCTCGTACGTTTCGTTGCCGGCACTCTTGACGCCGCGCGTGGCGAGCGTGCCGCCGCCGTAGTAGTCCTTCAGTTCGTCCCACTCGAACGATCTGGCGTGCGCCTTGTCGGGCGCGTCGCGGTCGGCTTCAAGCAGGACAACGGGCATGCCCGACGTCTGGCCCATGCTGCGGGCGCGGCCGGCCTTGGACGATTTGGCCGGGTCGAAGCCCTCGTAGTCGGAACGTGACAGCAGCTTCCAGAGGAAGGTGAGCAGGGTGGTCTTACCTGCTCCTGCTTCGCCGGTGGCTTCCAGGAACGGGAAGGATTTGTGAGCGGCGCGGATCTGGTTGGCGAACAGGGAGCCGAACCAGAAGGTGAGTGCGACCAGACCGTGGGTGCCGAAGCACGTCCACAGCCACTGCAGCCAGTCCTGCCGGTAGCGCTCGTGGTCGCGCTGGATGTCCAGGCGGATGGAGCGCTGGGTGGTCTTGATGCGCAGCTTTTTGAATTCGAAGTAGTCCTCGGCGTTGGCGAGGGTGATCTCGCCGTTGCGCACGGCGAGGTCACGGTAGATGTAGGCCTGGTGCTCGGGGCTGTAGCCGACGAAATCGACGGTGGCAACGTCTTTGATGTTGAAGGTCTGCTTGTCGATGATGCGGTCCAGGTGCTTGCCGGTACCGCTGTACAACGCGCCCTGGGCAAGGCCGAGCAGGCGCTTCTTGAATTCGGTTGCGCTGGCGATCTGCCCCCCGGTGAAGGTGCCTTTTACGGGTGGATCGTCGTGCGGGAAGTCGATGCGGAAGAAGTACCAGCTTTCGTCGGTGGCCTCGTTCTTCTGGAAGTACAGGGCTTCTGGATAGCAGTTGGCGATCTGGCGCACGGTAGCGCTGGCGCGCTGGATCCTGGCGAGCTCTTCGCCTTCCAGCTCGTTCTCTTCGGCCTGGTCGCGATCTACGCCGCGCTCGCGGCAGAGCTTTTCGAACCGCAGCGCATCGAACTCGAACCAGTACATGCGGTGACCGTGCTCAAGGAAGAACTCGGTCTGCTTGTCGCGCTCATGCATGATCAGCCCCTTGTCCATGGCGTTGGGCGCCAGCAACAGGGCGCCGTTGTGACGGGCGTGCTCAAGGTCTGACAACCACAGGGCGGCGCTGTCTTCAGCGGCCAGTGCACGCAGGTGCAGGTCGTTCCAGTCGGTCTTTGTCTCGCCCTTCTGCTCGATCTGGGCAGCCTTGCAGGTGAAGCCCAGCTTCTCGGCGCGGCGCACGTGCTTGTGGGTGAATTCTCGCGCGCCCGGTTCGTTGTCCAGGGCCCACACCAGCACGGGCAGGTCGTTGGGACGGGCGTCCATCAGTTCCTTGAGGGAGTGCTCCGGATAGGCGTTGCTGGACATGGCGGCCACGGCGCAGATGCCATGCTGCAGCAGCGCGATGGCATCGAAGATGCCTTCCACGATCCATACCTCGCGCGCGGTGCGCAGTCGGTCGCGGGCGGCGGCACACCACCAGACACCGGCGTAGCTCTCGCCTGGTGCGAAGCGCGCCTTCTTTTTGCCGAAGCGGTGCGGGCGATCGATCAGGCGTTCCCAGTAACCGCCTTTGACCAGGGCGAAGCGCACGGTGGCGGTGCCCTGATTCTTGTCGCGGTCGAAGTAGTGTTCCTGGGTGTAGAGCCCGTCCAACCCTTTCAGGCTGAAGCCGCGCGCCGTCGCCAGGTATGCGTCAGCGGCGGCGTGTGGTGCCTGCGGCGTCTGCGGGTTGTGCTTGGAGTAGTCGTCGAACAGGTCGTCGTAGAGGTCACGCACGCGCACCTCTTGGCCACACTTGGCCTGCCGGCCGCATCGCAGCACCCATGGCTTCTGAAAATGGGTGTAGAGCTCCTTCTTGCTGCAGTGGGGGCACCTGCCCCCACGCATGTAGTCGGTGCCGCTGCGGTGCTTCAGGCCATAGTCGCGCGCGATGCGCTGCAGAACCTGTTGGCGGATAGCCTCTTGCATGGTGCGGTCAGACCTCGGTGGTGCGCCGGCCGTGGATGGGTGCTGCGGACGGGGTGTGGATCACTTCGACCTTGCCGCCACGTGCGCGGAAGCTGGCCAGCCTGATGGCGAGCTCGTGGGATTCCCTTGCCTTCTCATTGGGGTGCTTGGGGATGTGGCCGGCGACGCCGGCCACGAAGTTTGGAGCCTGTGCGCTGGACCACCCGTTGCTCTGGCTCATGGGCGGTCCTCGTCGGTGGTTCGGATGGGGCCAAGCGGGATTTCTGCGCGACCGCAGTCGTGCAGTTCGATGCCCAGGTTGGTGGCTTCCAGCAGCAGATCGTTGTTGGGAGCGCAGCGCACGAGGCCGAGTGCCATCAACTGCCAGACCACGCCGGTGGCGAAGATAGGCCCAGTTTCGGCTTCGCGGCCCGTGTAGCCCTGGGGGCCGACGACGAGGCCGCCGCTACGAATGGTGGTGCGCAGGCAAAGCTTTGCCAGTGACGACAGGGTCGCCAGTTCGATGAACGCCATTGGTAATACCTCAGTGGTGGTGGGTGAGAGGCAACGTGTCCAGCAGATCTGGCTGGTCGCCGCCTTGCTGTGCGCGGTGGGCGCGCTGGGCTATGTCCCGCGCATAGGCGGGGCTTGGGGGGAGGTCGGTGGGACGTGGATCCGGGAGACCGCTCGGGCTGGCAACGCCGGTCAGTTCGGTGTGCCCGGTGAACGCGGCCGAGCAGATCGGGTCGGTGCAGTTGAACGAGTCGTGGCGCAGATGTGGATGGCTCAAGTGGCTGGTGCGTTTCACCAGCGGTGAACCGCAGAAGACGCATCGGAACACCACCTTCCTGCGCAGGCCGGTTGCGGTCATGGGCAGCCTCAGGCGTTGGGGGGATTGAGGACGCCTTCCTTCATTCCCAGGGCGACGGCGGCACGGTGGGCTTCGCCACGGCGGCCAACATTGAGGCCACGGAGGACGACGTAGATGGCGCGGGGTTTGAGGCCGTGAGTGCGCGCGAAATCCGCGATGGAGATGCCTTGGCGGTCCAGCTCGGCCCTGGCTTCATCTGCTGTCTTTAGGACAGGTTTGGACATTTCTCCTCCATAAGAGTCAAAATTGATGATGTTAGGAACAATATTTCGATAAAACGAACCCGTCAACACTGAGGTGTCAAAAATGGTACTTGTGTCGAATATCGACGATGTCGGAGTGCGTTTGAGGGCAGAGCGGGAACGCCTGGAGCTGACGCAGGAAGCGCTGGGCATACAAGGCGGCAAGAACAAGCAGACCCAGCTGCGCTACGAAACCGGCGTGAACTCGCCTACAGCGGCTTACCTGCACGGCATTGCCGAGGCAGGGGTAGATATCGGCTATGTACTGACTGGCTTCCCGTCGGAACTTCGCGATGACGAAGCGGAAGTCCTGGCGCGATTCCGCGCGGCGTCGCCGGAGCTGCGACGAGCGGCACTTTCTGTGCTGGCCTCGGGCGAGGCAGCGAGGCAGACGGCGGTGGTGGGAGGCGACAACCACGGTCAGGTGAACAATGGGCCGGTTGAGCAAGGTGATGTGAGCTTCACTGTCGGTGAGAAGAGCAAGAAGCGCAGCAAACGATAGTTCTGAATTTCGGCCTGCTGGTGCTGGCTTTCGGGCAGCGTAGGAAGCGGTGTCAGTGATTGTTAGCGCCAAGCACGACAAGCGCTGCCCGGGGCTGAGAAATCGCAACAATCCTCAGATCCCTATGACGGGAAAGAGGGGGCACCTATAGGAAAAGTGCGAAAGTCGTTTGGGGGCGACGAGGGTCGCAAAATTGGTAATATTGTGTGAATTCAGCACACTTTAGAACACAGGGAAGGGGGCAGGCGTGGCAGAAGCGAAGGAAAGCAAGGAAGTTGAGTTCGGCAATCTGGTGGTGCGTTTTGGGGATAAGGTGTTGCTCGATCACTTCGACGAGATCGTGTATCCCGCATTTATTGATGGGTACACGCGTACCTTCAGTGAAACCAAGTACTTCTTCGAGAAAGTGAGCCTCGTTCGCTTGGGGGAAATCCCCGATACAGATGCTCCCCTTGTGGCGGTTGTCGGTCGAATCATCAAGGATGGTGTCCTTCGGCGAGACCAGGTGTACGTGGATGGGGCACTGAAGAAGAAGCCAGGGAAAATGCAGTCCTCGCCATCGGCCATGTTCATGTTGATGCTTCACAACCATCGCCTGGTCTATCTCAAGGAGACCAGCGATGCGCCACCAAAGTCGGCATTCCGCACTACTTTGCTTCAGTTCTTGAAGCGAAAGCACGGGGAAGTGGTCAAGGCGAAAAAGGAAGCAATTGACGAGCGCTACGCGAAGCGGGCTGAAAGAAAACTGCACAAAGAGAAGCTTGAGGAGAAGTACGGCACTCCTACGGTTCAGCTCATTCCACTGTCGTCGGAAGACTCTGTGCGGGAGTTCGTAGACCGGTATCAGGAGCTGAGACAGGTAAAGATTACCTTTACTGCCACCAATGATGAAAACCCCATGCACAACTTCTTCGCGCAGTTCAAGCGTGCGAAGGAGGATGTTGAAGCCGATGCATCCACGATCACACACACCGCTAAGACTGGCTTGGACAAGGACGCGGCTGTAGATCAGATTACTGAGGCTACCGAGCAGGGAATCAACGAGGTGCGCTTGTCTGGTATTGACGAGGCGGGCGATAAGTTGGTGGGAAACAACGTTGACTTCAGGCTGAAGAAGACTTTGGCGGGCGTCAGCGAAGAGCCGGTAAAGGCAGCTCGTACTTTGGTCAGAGCTTTCAATGGTTTGGTCAAGGATGGAATTATCAAGGTTGAAGCGACGACATCGAGAGCCGCGCGCCGCATAGGGAAAATTTGGGATGAGCACCAGAAGAGATCTGGAACCTGAAAGCTTTACGGAAGAGACGACGCTCTGGCAGATCTACTGGAAGTCCAGGACGATCAAGCCGAGCAAGTTCAACCTTATTTCCACACTGCTTGTCTTTGGCTTCCTGGCCGTCACGATCTTTTACGCGCCCCAGAACACTCAAGCGTTGGCTGCTACTGTCCGTGAACTCGCAACTTTCAGTCTGAATGCCACTCTGGCTGTGCTGGGGTTCCTGGTGGCCGGCTTCACGATTTTCGCTACGGTGACCAATCCCAATATGCTGATCGCGATGGGAAGCATTCCGCATGAGGAGAGCGGCCTATCCTGGCTGAAGCATTCCTTCTTCGTGCTGCTGCGAACCTTCGTGTACTACCTGGTATACGCGGTGTTGTGCTTTGCGGTGGTGTACTTCGGAGCGAAGGGAGGCCCTGTGTCATTCCTGGTTTCGTTGTCGCCACACCCGCAGGCGTATGCGTTGTGCATCGCCAAGGTCGCATTCGTGGCATTGGCCACGGGACAGTTCTTCCTGCTTATGCAGCTGAAGTCGTTTATCTACAACGTCTACAGTTCCGTGGTCGCGAGTCTGCGCTGGCGAGCAGAAGGGAACGATTGAGCTACTGGGTGCGTTCGAGCTCCAGTGACGTGGTGAAGCCCGAAGATCCCGCAATCGAGTGCGTCGCCTTCACCACCAGCCAATCCGTACCGTCGATCTCGGGTTTGAAGCCCGAGATCGATAGTTTCACCCCTGGGTACACATCGGCCCGCCCCAGCGCCAGGCGCATGGACAAGGTCGCCGCGCCGCGTTGCAGGCGCTGCAGTTCGGCTCTGGCGTGCTGCGTTGCCTCGGCTTCGTTGGCGTAGGTGGCCTGCAGTTTCTTCTCGTTATCATCCGTGCCAACCAGCACAGCTTTGCGGCGCGCAGCGCCACGGTCCCCCCAATAGGCGCGTACGCCGGTGACCGCATCGCGGTCGGCTACCGAATAGCGGTGCGAATCGCCTGCTGCTCGGGTCAGCCGCAGTACGGGAAGCTCTATGCCGGCGTCTGTCATGGCGCCATCAATGGGCTTGAAGATCAGCGTGCCGGCCTTGATGGTGGCGATGGCATCGAAGCGCTTGCCCAGTCGCGTGAGCAGGTTCACATCGCTCTCGTTGGCCTGATCCAGGTGCGGCAGGGAAATGCGGTCCAGTGCTGGGTCGACGGCGACCTTCAATGCGTGGTCTCCAGCCAGCGCACGCAGCACTGCACCCAGCGTGGTGTCGTGCCAGCTGCGCTCACGGCGGGTACGGATGGTTCGGGTCAGATCCGCGCTGCGCGCGCGGATGGTGATGATGTCCGGCGGTCCGCTGTGCTCGGCTTCGTCCACCACGAACGTACCCTTGTTGATCATGCCTTTGTCGGTCCATCCAAAGGCCAGCGAAAGGGTTACCCCACGCCTCGGCAGGGCGAGGCGGCCATCGTGGTCGTGAACGCGAAGATCCACCTGGTCGGCTTCGTCACCGCGGCTTTCGGTAAGGGAAAGGTCGAGCAGGCGTGGCGCCAGGCGGCTGGTGATGTCCATGCCATCCAGCACGACCTGCCAGACAGGGATGGGATAGTTGCCACTCATGTGCTGGCCTCGACCTCGTCATCGATGCGTGCCAACTGCAACTGGAAGTCGATGCGGCGGGGTGTGCCGTCTGCAAAGAACTCGGTGCGCCCTTCGTTGATGGACAGGATGACATAGCCGCCGTAGACGGTGCCGTTACCCTCCACCAGCGCCAAGGGGCGGCCGTCTGCGGCCAGTTCGCGCAGCACGTCCAAGGTCAGGAGGTCATCGGTCATCTCGGCGTGGATCACGCCGGACAGGTCGATGGTCTCCTCTCCGGGGCCAAGGTACTGGCGCGCTGCGAGCACACCGACGCGCTCGCTGGCCGGATGGCGCCAGGACATCTGGCGCTGCAGCTGCTGATACGCAGCAGTCTGCAGGGAGAACACGAACGTTCCCAGGGACATCATCATCGGGTGTGCCTCAGTCGGTCAGGCGGCTGTGCAGGCGTGACGCCCGCTCTCGGTCGCGACGGTCCAGTTCTTCCCGAACGGCCTGCGCGATGGCTTGCCCATCCGCACCCGCTCCCACGTGGACGGTGATTTCGTACGTGTTGCCACCTGCCTGCGCTGCCGGCATTCCTGGGCTGCCAGCGGGAAGCGGTACGCTGCCGACAGGCGCCATCGGCATTGAGGCGGCGGCCATGACCACCCCGGCACCTGCCTGCCTCACACGGTCGCCAAGACGCGCTACGGACTGCACAGCGCGCTGACGGCCGGCATCGATGCCACCAGTGAAACCCTGGACAGTGAAGTTGCCCAGTTGCGCGAACACGCGCGAGGGACTCTGGATGCCCAGCATGCGTTTGAACCTGCCGATGGCACCATCGGCGATTCCGCTGATGGTGTCGCCCACCGAACCTGCCAGCGAAGAGATGCCCTGTATCAGTCCATCGATCATGTTCTTGCCCGCCTGCACCATCTTCGCTGGCCAGCCCATGAGGATCTTGTTGATGCCCTTCCACATGGAGGCCATGCCGGTGCGAATGCGATCACCGTCGAGGGTGAACAGGCCGACGATGAGATCCCACGCACCCTGCAGGTAGGTCCATGCACCGCCGATGGCGTTCTTAATGGCCGGTAGCACGGTGGTAAACGCCTTGACCAGCCAGCTGATGGCCTTCACCGCGATGCGTAGGTTCACTGACAGCACATTGCCCAGCACCTGGCCGAAGCCTCGGCCCGCATCGGTAGCGCCCTGCAGCTGCTCGCTGGTGGCCTCGAAGGGCTCGAACAGTTTCTTGATCCATGCCCATGCTTCGCTCATGGCGTCAGAGATCATGTCCCATACGGGACCGAGAGGTTCAAGCGCCGTCATGAGTTCATCCATGATGGGCGTGACCACGTCCAGAACGCCCTCCCACACGCCGATCATGAACGCCTTGATCGGCTCCCAGTACTTCCATACCAGGGCGGCTACAACGCCTACGGCGATGCCGATAGCGAGCACGGGCGCGCTGATGCCTCCCAGTAGTGGCAGCAGCATGCGACCGGTGTTGAGGAGCATCGGCAGCACCTTGCCGATCATGCCGAACATGCTGCCTGCATTGACGCCAACGGCGGTGAACAGGTAACGCAGCATTGCCAGCGGCCCAAGCATGGCACCGAGAGTGACCATGGCTCCCCCGGCGGCGATAAGCAGCGCCGCCAGAACGGCAGCCACCTTTGCAATGCCAGCGGCGAGTCCGGGATTGGCCTTCACCCATTTTCCGACGGCGCGAGTGGCTTGGGTGAGCCGATCGACGACGCCGCGCAGAGGGCCATCCAGCAGCTCGTGAACAGCGATCATCACGTCCTCGCTGGCTGACTTGAACTGCTTCCAGGAGCCAGACAGATTGGCATCGATGATCTGGGCCGTTTGCGCGGCAGTCCCCTCGGCACCCTGCAGTACGTTGAGGTACTTCTCGATTTCTCCACTGCCAGCACGGGAGATCAGTTCGGCCATGCCGGCGGCTGGTTCCTCGCCGAATATGCGCTTGAGGTAGGACAGGCGGTCGGCGCTGCCCATGCTCTCGACGCTCTTGGCGACTTCTGCGGTGACGTCCAGGATGCCGCGCATGTTGCCTTTGCTGTCCCGGGTTTCCACATTGAGCTGGGCCAGCGCGGCCGAGGCTTTGGCAGTGGGTGCCGAGAGGCGCAGCATCATCGAGCGCAGGGTGGTGCCGGCCTGGCTGGACTGGATGCCGACATTGCCCAGCAGGCCTGCCATTGCCACCGATTCTTCGAGGCTGACGCCTGCAGCCTTCGCGATGGGTGCGACGTACTTCATGGTGTCGCCCAGCATCTCCAGGTTGGTGTTGGCGGTGCTGAAACCCAGCACCAGGACGTCGGACACGCGGGTCATTTCCTTCGGATCCAAGCCGAAGCCGCTGAGGATGTTGGAGCCGATATCCGCGGTGCGTGCGAGCTCGGTGCGGCCTGCCTTCGCCATGTCCAGCAGCCCAGGCATGGCAGCGCGGATGGCTTCGGGTGTGAAGCCGGCCATGGCAAGGAATCCTTGGCCTTGGGCGGCATCGGTGGCGGTGAAGCTGGTTGCTGCACCAAGCTGGCGTGCCTGCGCGCGCAGCGCTGCCAGTTGCTCACTCTGCTTGTCCAAGCGAGTGAGAGCCTGGACGCTGCTCATTTCGGCATCGAAGGCGCTGCCAGCCCCCACCATGCCGCCCAGCACCCGGGCCAGCCCGTAGCCGTAGCCCCCGGCGACCGCCCCGCCCATGGCGAGGGAGCTGCCTGCCGAGCGCATGCTCTGTGCCTGACGGCTTGCCTTTGCCATGGTCTGTTGGCGGCTGGCCAGCCGCGAGAGCTGCGCCTGCTGCTGCTGCATGGCCCGGGTCGCCTGCTCGATCTGGCTCCGTAGTTGCCGCTCATGCGTGCCCAGTTGCCGTGTGCTGATGCCAGCGCGCTCCAGCGCGCCGCGCATCTGCTGAAGCTGTGTGGCCTGTTGTTGCGTCTTGAGCTTCATCACGCCTGCCGCGCGGGCAGCTTCGTTGAACTCGCGGCGCAGCGCTCGGCTCGGGGCATTCGTAGCCTTGATGCGTGCTGCCAGTTCGCTGACCTTAGCGCGCTGTTGGTCGTAGGCCGTTCGCGTGAGCTTGGCCGCATTGGCTTGCTGGCGGAATGCGCTGATATCGCGCTGGGCTGCGTTGAGCTTGCGCAGGGATTCGCGCTGGCGCTGCAGTTGGTCGGCCAGCCCCTTACTGCCGCGCTGGATCTTGCGCAGTGGGGCGGTTGCCTTGTCCATGGCGGACAGGATGACTTGCAGGCGAAGTTTGTCGGCGGCCACGAGCGATTCCTTCGGACGGAGGATCGACCGATTGGCAGCGTCGTGGCGGCCGACCCAGGTACTACTTCGGAGACTGACTGCGCTCGATGGCGCGCTCGCGCCATTCCATCAGCTCGGTGAGGGTCCAGCGTTCCATCTCGCTGGGAGGGAAGTGGAAGATGACGGCCACGTCGGCCATCGCTTCTTCTATCCGTTCAGGGATTCCCGGTCCGCCTTCTTCATGAAAAAACTGGCGATCTCGGTGCCAAGCGTGACCAGGTCTGCCGGGTCCAATTTGTCCACGTCCGCAGTGGTCAGTGCCGGGGTGGTGATGCGCGGGGCCAGGAGGCGGATGGCGGAAGTATCCAGCTGCAGCAGATCCATCAGCTTCACGCCACGCAGGCAACCCGCATCGGGCTTGCGCAGGTGCAGCGTGTCGATGGTCTGCTCGCCGCGCTGGATGGGCGAATCCAGTTCAAGCGTGAGGTAGTCGGGTGCGCTTACGTTGCCGGTGGTTGTATCCAGCAGGGCATCGTGGGCGGTCTTGCGGCTCATCGTCTCTCCAGAGGGAAGCAAGGCCCGGCGAGGCCGGGCGGTGAGTTACAGGCCAACTGCTCGGCGCTGTTCCTTGAGTAGGTCAACAGCATCGACGATGAAGATCATGGCGACCATGTCGATTTCGATTTCAGTGCGACCATTGATGCTCAGCTTGTAATAGCTGGCCGAGGTTTTCACGCTGAACTCTGTGTCGTCGCCCACCTTACCTGTTCCGGCATCGATCTCGGTGTGGCGGCCACGAAGCACGATCTCCACCGCATCCACTTCGCCGGTGTCTTCTCGCTGGTAGGCGCCAGCGAAGCGTAGCTGCACACCGTTGTGGGTGGTCCTGCCGTACTGGCGAAGTACCTCGCGGGACAGACCGCCGCACTTCCACTCGGCTTCGATCTTCTCCTGGCCCATGTCGATGTCGACGGGACCGGCCATTCCACCGGCGCGATACTCCTCCATTTTGCGGGTGAGGGTAGGCAGCTTGAACTCGGTGACCAGTCCTCGGTAGTTGTTGCCGTCGTTGAAGAGGTTGAGGTTCTTGAGCTTGCTGGGCAGGGCCATGGTGGGGTTCCTGTGGGAAAAGGTCAGCCGGTGACGCGGGTCGCGAAGTCGGCGAAGTAGCGGTCGGTGATTCGCTGGTTCAGCTGCAGGTGCTCCAGCGGCGGCACCGGCGTGTAGTCGTAATCGATGACGAGCTTGCCGTCGGCCAGCGAGGAGGGCAGATTGGCCGCTTCGTCGTACCAGGCGTTTGCATCGATCACGTAGCCGCCGTTCTTGAGCTCCCGGAACTTGGCGTTGATGCTCTCCAGAATGTCCTTCACCTGACTGGGGTGCAGCTGCTTGTCGGTGTAGACCAGCATGGCTTCAGCGATGGTGTCGGCGAGGATGTGAGCCGTGCGTGCTGCGGGCTCGAACGCAAACAGGGGATCGTCGCTTAGGGTGCGGTTGCCCCAGAAACGATGGCCCCGCGAGTTGATCAGCGTAGTTACCTCATTGGCATTGAGCAGCCCGGCATCGGTGTCGGGATCCTGCAAGTCCCAATGCACGTCGCGGCTGAGGCCCATGACGCCAGAAACCGGTACGTTCGAAAGGGACTTGTTCCAGCCCTGTTCCTGATCGATACGGGCGCGCAGTCCGGCTGCCCTCGCCGTCGCGTAGGCAGGTTCGGGGCTGTTGGTGGTGGTGTCCCAGGCGATGAAGTCCGGCCAGATCATCATCAGCTCGCGCTCGCCGAAGTTGGCACGATAAGCAATGACATCGGCGACGGTCCCAGCGGCAGACGCGCTCACGTAGGCCATGGCGCGCAGCTTCCTGGCGACAGGCGCCAGCGCCTTGACCACTTCTTCCGTGTCCAGTCCTGGAATGGCAAGAATGCGCGGCTTTACCCCCAACTGACCCTCTGCCGCCAACAGCGCGTGCAGCCCCGTGTACTTTCCGGTGTCCATCGAGCCGATCACGTTGGTCGAGGTGGCCGCGTCATCGCTGCCGGCCTCAACACGAACGACAACGGTGACCGGATTGGCCTGGTCAGCGATGGCGCGGAGGCTTGCCCCCAGCGTGCCTTTCGTTCCGGCCTCGAGGATCGCGCCCCGCACGTCGGTCAGCAGCACCGGCGTGTTGAGGGGGAACCGCTTCGCTTCGGCATCGGGAGCGGTGCAGACGATGCCTACGATGGCCGTAGCGACGGTGCGGATGGGGCGGGTGCCGCCGTTGATTTCGACGACGCGCACGCCGTGGTGGAACTGGTCCATTGCTGGTTCCTTGTGGTCAGGCTTCGCGAGGGCGAAGGGGCACAGTAAGGCGGGTCAACTCGTTGGATTTGCGCTCACGGACCCGCGCAGTGAGCTCAAGCACCAATGTGCCGGGACGTTCACCATCGGACAGCGCCATGCGCTTGATCTGCAGACGTGGCTCCCAGCGCATCAAGGCGGTGGCTGTAGCGCCGTAGAGGCGCAGCTGCGTAGTGCTGTTGAAGGGTTGGTCGAGCAGCTCCGGCAACAAGGAACCGAAGTCGCGGCGTTGCACCCGCGACCCCAGTGGTGTGGTCAGGATCCGCGCGATGGACTGAATCAGGTGGGCGTCATCTTCCAGCCAGCGGCCCGATGCCGCGTCCATGCCTCTCATCTGCGACAGCCCCCATACCGGGCCGGGCGCGGTTCGCGTGGCTGCAAGGGTGAGGTCATTGCCATGACCTCATTGTGTTGGCGTGCATAGCTGCGGGCGGTGCGGCCGCTCTGTAGCTATCCCGTAAACAGGGCCCGTCAGGGATCTCGAAGCGCAGCAGTAGGCGAGGGGAGTTCCGGGAGCGCGATGGGCGGCAGTTCGATGCTGCATGACCCGATCCGATCCGCAGCTGCTGTGATGGCAGACTGCAGGTTGGCAATGGCGCTGGTGATCCCCGCAACCTGCGCCGGCAGTACCAGCATGGGCTGCAGATAGGGCTGCAGGAACGCTGAGATGAAGTCGGTGATCCAGGTGACAATCTGCGCCGGGTTGGCCCCGGGAGCCGAGAGCAACGCCATGAGGGGTTTCAGCGCGGCCAGCTGCGCGCCGACTCCGGCCAGCAACGTGTTGGCGGACTGCAGGGCCTGATCAGCGAGGGCCTGCAGTTCATCGCAGGTTGTTACGGCGTTGAGCTGAGCGACCAGGCGCTCGAAGGGCTCTGGGTTGAAGGGAAGGGACGCCCGTCGGCTGACGGATCCGCCAGAGATGTTGGTGACCGCGCCGCGTTCTATCGTGACCACCTGTCCGGTGGGCGAGCAGATGGTTCCCGTCGCGCCGGTTCCGGCAGAAACGTTGCCGTCCGCCGTTAGGCTTCCGGTGGTGTGGGTGGTGGGTGTGTCCAGCACCACTGCGGCGCTGGCATGCACCTCGGCGCGCTGGCAGTGGACCACAACTTGACCCTCAGCCGCGGTCACAGTGAGCGTGGAGGTGGCGTGGTCGAACTCCACGCTGCTGCCATCCGGGTAGACCGATCGTTCGACGTGCTGTGCATCGGCCGGGTGGGGGTATGCCGTCCGCGCCAGGCTTCCCAGGATGATGGCTTGCGATATGTCGCCGTCGGGGCATGCCAGCAGCACTTGCTCCCCCTCTCCCGGTGCATGCCAGGTCCGACCGTTGGGCCCCAGGCGCCGCTCGAGCCACGGAATCCAGTCGGTCTGTATCTCTCCTGTCTGCACCCGTGCTGCGGGTTGCGGTTCGGTGCGCACCTGGATCACTGCGCCACAGCGCAGCATGTTGCTCACCTGAGCTGGGATGTCGCCGCGTGCCAAGTGCATCAGGAAGGGGTCCGCACGTTGGAATAGTCAGGAGGAACGGGAATCTCCACAGGAATGGGCGTGGGCGGTACTGGCTCCCATGCATTCAATACATCGTTGTACTGCCATGGTCCGCCCCCCTGTCTTGGTGGTGGCAGCGCCGTGGCAGTAGCAGGCAGCGGCTCACCCGGAGAGAGCATGGGCAACACAGCACCGGTCGCCTTGTCCCACACGGGCATGCGGCTGTAGTCCGGCACCAAGTGCCAGGCCCCGTCGAGCTCGCTCCAGTGGTTCATTACCGGCTCCTCAGGGGGCAGGGCGTTTGGCCGGATGTTGGTCACGTTGTCCGGTAGGGGGTCGCCCGCCTCCAGCTGATTGAGAACTGCCGCTCCGCTGTGCTTGTCCCACAGCATGGCTCCCCGGTGATCAGCGATCAGCTCCCATGCCGAGCGCGCCTCATTGATGCGCCAAACCTGGCTGGGGCCTGCCTTCTGCGTTGGCGGGAAGTCGACTGTGTTCTCTGGTAGCGGGCAGCTACCATCCGCCTCCGGGAAGATCCGAACCGGAAGCAGGTACAAACGCGTGAACTCGTCGAAGGAATGCCCATAGGTTTCGTGTGGTTCTTTCAGTTGCATGGAGGCTGCTCAGTAGGTGATGCAGTAGAGCATTCGGATGCCAGCGGGTAGATTTCTAGGGGTGCCCGTGCTGCCGACCGTAACGCTATGGGTGTGGTCACCAACCTCGCCCACACTGATGGTGTGACCGTGACCGCCCGCACCATTCATGCCGATGTTGTGGGCGTGGTTGCCGCCACCATCTGTGGCGATGCTGTGCCCGTGGTTCCCGCTGGGACTGGTATAGGGCCAAGGATTGTCGTAGTCGACGTTGCCGTTGGAGCCGGCATGGCGGTCGTAATCCGCACCCCAAGGGTAGGCAATTCCCACCTCGGCGAACGGCGTCACGTGCTGGTGATCACCTTGCCAGGAAGCGCTGCCGCTGTGCGCGTGATGACCTTGGCCGTCAGTCCAAGCACCGTGCGTATGGTCTCCCACGCCACTGGCACTGGCGCTGTGGGTATGTCGACCTGCTGGCACAGCAGTGCCAGGGTGCTCGTGCTCGATTACTGAGCCGTTGCTGACCTGGCCCACCTTTTCCGGGCACGCGGTGTGGATGATGCCGCTGTCTTCATCGACCTTGGGCAGCTTGAACTTTCCCGCATCGCTGGCCTCGCCGTAGGTGTCACCGATAGCCTCGAACAGGCGGGGGTAGGTGCTTCGCTCTACCTCTCTACCGTCGCAAAGCAACGTACCTTGTGGCGGAGCCTTTCCTGCAAAGGTGATGACCTGCCCGGGAATGTAGGTGCTGGCTGGCACGCCAGTGAAGTTCGTCCAGTCCAGGTAGTGAGCGCCGTGCTGCCCGTCAAGCAGGTCCGCATCGAGTTCGTTGCCTTCACCTTCATCCCGGAGTGCCGCGCTCTTGAGTTCCATCAGCTTGCGCAGCGCTGGCGAATCGATTGCGGCAAGCAACTCGCGTGTCAAATCAGTCGGACCATTTGGCCCAAGACGCAGGTCCAGAAGTTCACGTAGCCCGCGCGAATGAATCGCTCGCTCGGAGTCTTCGCCGATGATGGTCTCGTCCCCAGTAGCCAGCTCCAGTGCCCCCGCCTTTTCCTCGGTACCGATGTTCAGCTGGAAATTGCTGTCGCCGAAGGTGATATCGGTGGCGGCGATATCGGCGAACTGCAGGTCGGCTGCAAGCAACAGGACGGCTTGGCTGGACTTCTCTGCCAGCACTGCCTGCTGGCCATACACGGCCAACAAGGTGCCATCGTCCAGGTACAGGCCGATGCCACGCACCGCGTAGGTTGCATCACTGGCGTCCCGAGCCGTCACATGGATGGTATCCGGTGCCGTAGCGCCCCCCTTCAGGGTGCCCAGGCGTGTGTGCTCGCCTGGGAGCGCCAGCAATTCCGGATGGGCGTCGATGATCGCATTGGTAAGGCCCAATGAATGCGCCAGTACCGGCGCTGTGCCGTTCTGCTCGGCATTGACGATGGCCTCCCGACCACGCTTGGTTACTGTAAATCGCAGGCCGCTCATGAGGGGATGGATTCCTTGGCTTGCAGGCGCGAGAACACGGCGGCGCGCGTGGTTGCAACGACGCCGATGCGGCCGGCGAGGTTGACGCCTTGGGTGAACGTGAAGTGGCTGCGCACGGGCTTGGTGAAGTTCACTTCAGCGATCACGTCGTCGACGTACTGGGCCGTGGCGGTCTCGCCGCCTTGGCCGCCCAGCGTCAGGGTGAGTTCAAAGGTGTATGGAGTCCCCCGTGGTGTCGTCTCCCACCATTCGGTGATCTCGACCTCACCGCCGAAACTGTCCACCACATCGCCAATGCTGCGCGCTGTGCCCTTCCGGCGCTGTACCTGCAGCGCGTTTGCAACGCGGGCACGCCGGACGAGCAGCGGCCAGCTGTTGCGCCAGGTATCGACGGACATGGTCCATGCCAGCCACGGGAGAAGGCTTTCCGGACACAGATGTGGGTTCCACACCAGCGGCACTACTGAACTGATCGACCATGCTTGTGCTGCTACGGCTTCGCCGATGCGTTCCAGGTGCGTCGCATTGGGAGGCAGAAGGCTGGGCATCAACTCGATACCAATCCCGCCGTCCCACGTCAGAAGTGCACCCGGCGGGGGGGCTTCTGCCAACAGGACTTCATGATTTGTGCTCAGCTGATAGTCCGGGGCCGAGCGGGCGGTGCCGCGAGTGGTGAGGTAGCTGGACGCAGACGTCCCCGGCTCAAGTTGAGGCTGTGAGATGCGCAGCGTAACGTCGACACTGGCGCCTGGAAGAACGGCCATACCGATGTAGCAGCGGATTCCAGCCACGTTCGCATGCGTCAGACGTCGTGTCACCGAGATCCGTTCGAGCTGCACGGGATTCGGGCGAGTGCTGGTGCTGCTGATGAGGTAGCGACCGTCTGCAGCGACTTCGGCCAGTACGAGCTGACGCAGAGACTCGCGAAAGCCCCTCTCGGCATCGCCGGCAATGACCTGCAGACCCACACTGACAGTCCAGATGCTGTGGCGCGCTGCGGGTGTAGGCGTCTCCTGAAAGCCAACGTCCAAGAACTGCACGACATCGCTTCCATTCGTACCTGACAGACGGTAGTCCACATACGGGGTGCCATCATCCAAGCGCCCGCAGGCGACGACCTCGCGTGTCCAGTCGCTGGCCTGGCTGTTCGCGGTCGTCCAACCATCGGGCAGGCTGCCCGACGTGGGAATCTGGCCAACGAATGAGCGCAGTACATCGGAGTTCGCGAGCAGGTTGTAGCGGACCTGTTGGGACAGACGCACGTGCCCGCGCCAATCGCAGCGGTAGATGGCGGTGACGTCGGTTGCCAGGCGCGTGGGCTTGCCCAGGTAGGTTGGGAGGAATGCCGCTCTGGCGCCGTCGCCAACGCCCATCAGCTCGCCGCTCAGGCGCTCTGTGACACGTCTACTCATGGTCACCCAGGTGCACTACGTGGATCGCCGCGCAGAACGAAGCTTGGTGGGAGGCGATCGCGATGTCCTCGGCCGGCTCGATCAGGTCGACCCGTTGGACGCCATCGACATGCAGCGCCGCGTAGATTCCCGACTGCGGTATGTCGCGGCCCAGCCTGTGCAGCTCTTCAACAAACGCCGAAAGGCGCCTGTTCGCTTCCTCCAGAACGATGGCCGAATCGGGGCCGGAGAATGTAATGACGTTGGCCCTGATCGTGTAAGGCACAATCTCGGCGGCCCGCGTGCTTACGAGGTCGGTCAGCGGGCGAACGTTCCCATGCATCAGCGCTCCGTTCACGCGCGCGATCAGCTCCGGGGAGGGGATCCCTTCTCCTGAGCGCGAGAGCAGGGTGACCAGAACCTCACCAGGGCTTGGGCTGAGCACGCTCACATCCAGCACGTCAGCATCGGCAGACAGCGCGTGAAACAGATAGGCACCTTCAGGCCCGGCCACGCTGTAGCCCTCGGGGGCAAGCTGCACACGTCTGCGCAGGTCTTCGTCGCTCTCCATTTCGGCGGGCAGGCGTCGGTTCGGATCTTGGGGCGTGATCTGCTGGCGCTGGACACCGAAGAACGCAGCAAGGTTGTCCAGGTCTGCGCCGCGCGCGTAGGCCAACAGGTTGCCTTTGGAGCGCACGTTGAGGGATTCACGCAGGTGAACCTCACGATAGGCGCAGATCTGCAACAGAACGCTCATCGGGTCCGACTCCAGCAGGCCGTCGTACTCCGGCGCCATCAGATGCAGGCTCGCCTTCAGATCGGTGTAGGACTGCTCGAAGCTGACCTGTTCGATCAGATCCGGCACCGGCAGTTTGGAAAGCTCTACGGCGGTGAAAGTGGACATGGCTTCGGGACACGAAGGAACACATGTAGCGTGTCATTCATGCGCGCGCGCGACTATTGCACCGCCATGTAATCGGCGGCTCTACCGCGCGTCATCTGCCAGATGTTCCAGGATGGCCTCGCGTATGCGCTCTGCGCTGTCGGCGCTGAAGCCCAGAATGCCGCGACGCTCGTAGCGCACGCGTGGCCCTCGTGGACTCACCGCATCGGTTCGGCCCTCTTGGTGGACGCGCGCAATGCGGGACACGCGCCCTGTGAAGCCCACTGACACCTGCTGGGGATCTGCCCGTACGCGCAGGTGCTTGCCCTGCCGGAGCTTGGCGAACATGGCCATTCGTTTGATGCGGCCACGCTTCTCACGGGCTGGAGCCGTGCGACGCCGTGGGGCATAGGGACTGCCATCTGGGTTGCGCTGGGCCGCGATGCGGCGCTGCTGGCCCCGTCGAAGCAACAGGCCTACCTGGCGCGCCAGACGCGCCCGCTGGCCGGGCTGGAGCCCCGCAAGAAGCGGTTCCAGCCAGCGCTCCAGGACATGCAGATCCTCACTCAAGCGCAATGACCGGTAGGCGTGCCACCAATGTGCCGTGCTCATCGTGCACGTTGCCGCCGGTCATGGGCTCGGCGTGGTAGTCCTCGGTGGGGGGCTCGGTGGCATGGTGTATCAGCAGGGTACCGTCGCCTCGACGCGTGACCACCACCCGCTCGGTTAGTGGCAGCTTTAGAGCCACATCGACCAGGTTGTTGGCGAGCACATCCACTTCGAACGCGATGTCGTCACGGCGCGCAGGATTGGCCAGCAGCTCCGGCTGGTGCCGCGTGATCCACTGCATCAGGGGCAGCATGATCGAGTCTGGGCTGCCGGCGAAGTCGTTCAGGATCAGGGAAAGCGCATAGTGGTACTGAAACGACAGACCGGGCTGGTAGCTGCTCTGCAGTTTGCCATCTTCAATGAAGATCAGGAGACGATCCGGGTTGGCCTGCAGCCCGGGCACCGCGGCCAGTAGGTGATCGCGCAGAGAGGCCGGCTTAATCACGGATACTCGCCTGGCGCTCGCTCACCGCCAGCTGCAGGGCAATCAGCTGTTCGCGAATTGCGTGGCAGGTGGTGTAGTTGTCGGCGACGGTGGCGCCGACGGTAGAGAGCGCAATTCCGGCGGCGGCCGCATCAGCATCTCCGGCAGGTCCGGCCAAGGGACGGTTCTCAGCGGCCGCGTCGTGCACGCGGACAAAGCCAGCAGGCACAGGGCAAGCACGATCAGCTTCGGGCGTGACATAGACGGGAACCTCTTTGACGATAGTGGTGCCCGCCTCGCGGACGTACTGTACGCGGTCGACGTAGCGCGTGACGACTTTGGCATCGCCACTGAGCACGTCGCGCTCCTGTTTGGCCGCATCACGCTCTGCCTCGGCGTTGTCGCGCTGACGGACGATGCCGTCAATACGTCGCTGCTGCACTAGCGCGACCCCAATGCCTAGCAGCAGCACGATCACCAGCAGCGCGGCCAGGATCGCCGCCAGGCGTCGGGAGATCACGCAGCCCCCAGGACTTGCAACGCGCGATTGGTGCGGCTGATCCGGTCGGCCATGCCTTCGGGCGTGGCCTTGGACGTGACCGAGCCAAGGTTGACCCGGCGGCTGACCGCCAGCACGTCTCCACCATCTGCGGTGGCGTTCAGGCCCGCATCCTTCCAGTAGGCGGCAGCGGCGGCGGCGCCGATTTCCACATCCAGCAGCAGCTGCGGCTGCTGTTCCAGTGGCTGGCCTATAAGCACGCCGATGTGCCGATAATTGCCGCGTCCCGTGATCTGGACGGGGCAGCGGCCACGATAGAGGTAGCCGTCGCCGCTGGTCTCGCTACCGTTTCCGTTGCGGCCGGCATACACGCGGTTGCCGAGCCGTTCCGGCTGGTGGACGAACGCATCAAGCTCGGTGGTAGCGATACGCTTGCCGAACACTTCAGGCAGGCGCTTGCGGCTGTAGCTGAGGTTCTCTTCAACCCGCGACAGGCTCAGGCTTTCGTGGCCGATCTGCGCGAGGAAGTGCGCAGCACGGCGCTTGGTGGTGATGCTGAAACGCACCATGGCCGCATTCAGCGCGGGAGTCCAACGCTGCGCACGCGGCAGCGGGCATTGCATGATCTGACACAGTTGCTCGGCGGTGACCACTACTCGACCCTCAGAATGCGCGCCACGTTGCCTCGGGCGCGGTAGGTCACCAACAGTAGGACAAGCAGCAGGCCCAGCTGCCACACGTTCACGTGTGCCGCAGCGCCAAACAATGCGACGTTGATGGCAAGGCCTCCAGTGCAGGTGATCAGCAGCCAAGCGCAGCAGGAGACGCCCAGGCGCCTGCGGGCGCCGGGTTCGGGGCGATAGGTCATCAATCGCATGCAGATGGCGGTGCTGGTCAGCAGGGTGGCAACAACAAGCAGGCTATGCACTGGGAGGCCCTCCACGGGGAAAGCGGGGTGGGTGGATGTCTCGGCCACGCTCGATCAAGGCCAGGGTGACTGTGATGCTGCAGGCTGCACAGATGAAGGCGGCCATGCCCGTGGATCGCAGCGGCACCCAGCGCGACACGTCATCGGCGCCGTAGTAGCCAGCGATGACGCTGACGATCAGGTAGACCGATCGCTTCCAGAGCGAGAGATCCTTGGCCGAAACGACAAAGAGCGTGCCGCCTGCAAAGGCGCCGATCAGCGCATCGCCATCGATACCGGGGAGCAGCGCAGCCAGGCCAAGGCCGGTAGCGATGGCGGCGGCGCCGGTGAGGGAGGTGGGTTCGGTCATTTCAGTCCCATAGCTGGATCAGCGGCCGCTCGGTGGCAGTCGATTGGGAGGGGGGAGCGGGAGGGAGCTGGACAGCGGTTCCCATGGGCAGAATGGGGCCGTGCAGTGCCAGATCCGGGTTGAGCGCGAATACCTGCTCGGTCAAGCCTGCCGTTGTGCCCAGGTGACGCCAGCACAGCAGGTCGATGGTGTCACCCTGGAGAGCCATCACGCGCATCAGATCAGGTCCACCAAGGTACGTGGGCGGCCCAGAAAGTCGCTCACCGCGTGGCGAAGATCCCGGCGCAGCTCGTCGATGGTGGGCGCCAGGTCATCGGCACGCTGGTTGCCCTGGGCGGTCGCGTCGTAGGAGCGGAAGCGCTCCTGCAGTTCCACCGCTGTGGCGCATCGAACTGCGCGGGCATAGAGCAGAAGGTGCCGCGTGCTGCTGTCGATGGCTGGCGACGGCACATCCGCCAGTGCGAGGTGTCCATCGGCCATTCGCGCCGCTTGCCACGCGGCCAGTTCGTCACCCACCACGATCACGGCATTGACCGCTGCCTCCCGCAGACGGGCGGGTGTCACGCTGCCATCGAGACGTAGAGCATCGCGCATCGAACCCAGTTTCGTAGGCGGCCAGAAGCTACCGGCGATGATGTCCGGCTCCGATGGTATGGCGGGGGAATTTGCGGTGAAGCCGCTCACGGTGACCTCATAGGTAGGTCGCCGGTGGTCGGGGCGTCACACCATGGCAGGTTGCCTGGTGATCGGCCCCGAGCCGGCGGGGCGCGGGGTACGCTCTATCAGCCGGTGCGCTCGCCAGTGGCGGCAGCGGCGGCTTGTTTCTTCTGGGCGCGCTCGGCGCGCTCCAGATCCTTCTTCGCACCACAGTTCTTGTGGCGCTGCAGTGCCTCGCGCAGCAGATCCACGGCACGGTTCACATCGACCACAGGCAGGGTGTCCGGGTCATCGGATGCAAGCAGGTGACGGGCCTGCGCGAGATGAAGTTTGGCGCGGGCCTCATCGGGCATGTCCTGGTCGGCAGTCAGCCGCTGGGCCTGCTCCAGAACGGACGGGTCGAACGGGGTACCGGCCTTGAGACTCATCAGCGCGGCCTCGCCGATCTCGTCGGCAATCACGCAGCCGGTCGTGCGCTGGAAGCGGTCGGGCATGGGCATGTTGTGCGCCAGAACGTATTCGGCGATGTGCAGTGCCTCGGGGTAGCGTGCTGCATCGATGTTCCAGAGCATCAACGTAACCAAGGCCTCATCCGCGGCGCCTTGCCCGGCCGTCAGTACGCCTTCGACATACTCGTCATAGGCAGGCAGCAGCTCGGCCTTCAGTTCACCCTTGGCCTTTACCGATTGCAGCTGTTTCAGACGCAGCCGGTCCTGGTGCAGCTGCATCAACGTCAGCTCGTACTGGCTGGCACCATCCATCGGCTGTTCCGCGTTCCGCGCCGCTGCCTCCTGGGCAGCCAGGCATCGGCGCAGATGGCGCTTGGCGGGGCTGTCGGCCATGGCTCAGGCTTCCTCGATGACGATGTTCTCGACCAGGCACCCCAGACCGTAGTCCTCAACGACGTAGGCGTCGTTGGACTGCTCGAAGTTCGCCACGCGGTTCTTCTGCGGTTGCTCCTGGATGAAGCGGCGGCGGCCACCGATCTGCCAGTAGATCGAGAGATTCTTCAGGCTGGTGATCAGCATCGCGTCGTCGGGGATGTAGGGTACGTCTGCCGGCTGCAGGCCGCCGATACGCTTCGTCGCCAGCAGCAGGTCGGTCGCGATCTTCTCGGTGGAGGGCTGGTCCTGGTTGACCATCGGGAAGTACTTGTCATGAATCAGGTCGCGGCCGAGGATCACGACCAGACCCGGATCGCGTCGATGCCAAGGATCGATCAGGTTGCTGATTGCATCCATTGCCAATGCGTCGAGGTTGGCGTAGTCCGAGCCAGCACCACCGATGGAGACCTTGTCGGCTTCCTTGCCACTGCTCAGTACGCGCTCGGACGCGTTGTTCCGGTACTGCTGCAGCCAACCGATGTTTACGTCTTCCAGCAACGGGAACTTGTCGCGGTCGGTGTCAGGTGCTGCATGCGTGCCGTGGAAGCCGATCATCAGGCGGTCCAAGGCCTGCCGCTGGATGATGGAATCGCGGATTCGAGTCTGGAAGCTGGGCTGGGTCGCCCACGCGTCGAGCGTGGCGTAGCGCAGGGCCGTATCAAAGTCGGTCTGCACCGCCTTGTAGCCCTTCTTGTCCAGTGCGCTCACATCGCGCGGCTGGCGTTCCGCTTTGCCGGTGGTGTCGGTACGACCGGCGATGGTGCCGGAGACGCCGACGCCGACCTTCTCACCTTCCAGGGCGGTAACACCCATGATGTTGATCTTCTGCAGGAATGCGCTGGATTCCTGGATACGGGTCTCCATCGTCTGCTGCACGGACGGGGCGACGGTGAAGGTGTTGTCGACGGTGTTGACGCCGTTCAGTTCGCACTGGCGGCGCACATAGGCTTCCAAGGCCACGCGGGTCATGGGCTGCATGAGGAATTCCTTCGTTGTTGGGGCGGCGGGTGTCGGTCAGCAGTCGGTCTGGTCACCGCCACTTGGGCCGGTCACTGGCGGGCGCTGGGTGCTGAACTCGGGGGTGTTCTCGACCGTGTTGCGCAGCGTCCCGAGCTCGGCGCGCAGTCGCTGGCTGGCGCTTTCGCTTTCCGCAAAACGCTGCGACAGCTCCTGCAGGTCCACCTGCTGCTGACTCATCTGCGCATCCATGTCGCTCAGAAGGCTGGTGAAGCGCTCCAAGCTTTCGTCACCTGCGTCGCTCGCTGGTGGCGTGGGCGCCTTGAACAGGCTCTTGATGCGGTCGCTGAAGCTACGAATGACCGGCGCCGCCGGAGCGGCAGCCTGCTCCAGGACGATCTCGGTTTCCTCTGCCGCCGTGAACAGCGTGTCTGGGCTGCTCTTGCGGTGCTTCAGTGGGCTGGCGTCTGGATTCTGTGCCGCGAACGCCAGCATCTCGGTACCCAGGCTGGCAGGGGTATCGGTCACGGCCACGCCCATCAGATAGGCCTTGCCGGTGCCGGCGAAGTTCTCCTGGACCTCGATGGACGTATAGAGCTTCTGCTTCTGCACGTTGACCATGTTGACCAGGTCGGCAGTCGGCTCAAGCTGCACGTACAGGCAAAGCTTCTTCTCGCCGTTGACGGTGTCTTCCTGTGCCTTGGCGGCCAGCACGTTGCCATACGCCCGGAACGGGCTTTCGGGCAGTAGGCTGCGCATATGCTCGACCCACACGCGTGATCCGTAGGTCTGCGCGTTGTAGGTGGCCGCCATGTCTTCGATCCAGCTGCGCTCGATCTTGCGGCCGTCGGTGGTAGCGCCCTCGACCGCCACGCGGAAGAATCGGGTGCGGATTTTCTTGGCTTGACTCGACATGGGAATCCTCTGCGTTTGGTCTAAAACACCGACAAGCGATGTGATGAACCATCTTCGGCAGAGGTGAAAAGCCCAGCAACGAAGTCGCCGTGTAACCCACGGCATTACCCGGAAGTTTGCTGTGCGATGGTGTACGCGATAGGCACCCTAGACCATGTGAATTCCGTTGTCGACCATATGCCGATCGATGTGCGCCGCCAGGCCAAGTTCCTGTTCTGGATGGGGTGGCGCGTCTGCGATATTGCCGAGGCGACAGGTGAGAAAGAAAAGACGCTTCACAGCTGGAAGTCCCGGGACGAATGGGATCGCGCTGACAATGTAGAGCGCATCGGTGGCGCATTGGAAGCGCGGCTGATCATGCTGATCATGAAGCCGGAGAAGACCGGCGGCGAGTTCAAGGAGATCGATCTTCTGCATCGCCAGATGGAGCGCCAGGCCCGCATACAGCGGTATCGGGAGGGGGGCAGCGAGGTGGATCTGAACCCAGCCATCGCGCGGCGCAATGCCGGGCCGAAGAAGAAGCCTCGGAAGAACGAATTTTCCGAAGACCAGGTGACGTTGCTGGTCGACGCATTCCTGGAGCAGTGCTTTGGGTACCAGCGGGATTGGTACCGGGCGCGTGACCAGCGCACGCGGGCGATCCTGAAGTCGCGCCAGATCGGTGCAACGTTCTACTTCGCCCGTGAGGCGCTGATCGATGCGCTGACCACGGGACGTAACCAGATCTTCCTCAGCGCATCAAAGTCACAGGCAGACCTCTTCCGGCGCTACATGCAGTCGTTTGTTCGGGAGGTGCTCGATGTCGACCTGACGGGTAATCCCATCGTCCTTGCAAATGGTGCTGAGCTCTATTTCTTGGGCACGAACGCTAGAACGGCGCAGGGCTACCACGGCAACTTCTATTTCGATGAGTTCTTCTGGACGCATCGTTTCGATGACCTGAACAGGGTCGCCAGCGGTATGGCGATGCACAAGAAGTGGCGCAAGACCTACTTCAGCACGCCGTCGTCCATGGCCCACGAGGCCTACGACTTCTGGACCGGCGAGCGCTTCAACAAGGGGAAGCCGGCCAACGAGCGCCACGAGCTGGATGTAACGCACGCCGCGCTACAGCGGGGCGCCGCTTGCGACGACAGGATCTGGCGTCACATCGTGACCATCCTCGACGCGCAGGAGGGTGGCTGCGATCTGTTCGACATTGATGAGCTGCGCCGCGAGTACAGTCCGGATGCATTCGCCAACCTGTTGATGTGCGAGTTCGTCGACGACAGCGCCAGCATCTTCCCCCTGGCGATGATCCAGCCTTGCATGGTCGACAGCTGGGAGGTCTGGGGTGGAGAGTACAAGCCTTTCACCAAGCGTCCCTACGGCGACCGGGCTGTCTGGATTGGCTATGACCCGGCCGAGAATGGCGATAGTGCCGGCCTGGTGGTGGTCGCCCCCCCCGCGGAAGAGGGTGGGGTGTTCCGTGTCCTGGAGAAGCATCAATTCAGAGGCATGGACTTTGCCGCGCAGGCTCGCTTCATCAAGCAGATCTGCGAGCGCTATTGGGTGACGTACATCGGTATCGACACCACGGGAATGGGTACTGGCGTGGCCCAGCTGGTGAAACAGTTCTTCCCCGGCCTAACTACCTTCCGCTATTCGCCTGACGTGAAGCGCGACCTGGTGCTCAAGGCTTACGACGTCATCAAGAACGAGCGCCTGCAGTTCGACGCGGGCTGGAGCGACATGGCGCAGTCGTTGATGGCGATCCAGAAGACCATGACCGCCAGCGGCAGGCAGATGACCTACACCGCAGGGCGCACGAAAGATACCGGTCACGCGGACCTTGCGTGGGCGCTCTTCCACGTACTGCACAACGAACCGCTGGAGGGCACCGAAGCCCGCGCCAGCATCATGGAGATCTACTGATGTCTGACTCTGCCGACCAGACGGCTGCACCGGCCGGGGTGGAGCTGTTCACCTTCGGCGAGCCCACCGCCGTGCTCGATTCGCGCGGCATCCTGGACTATGCCGAGTGCTGGCAGAACGGCCGGTACTACGAGCCGCCCGTCTCCCTGTCCGGGCTGGCAAGGACCACACGTTCCAATCCCATCCTGCAGAGCGGCCTGTTGTTCAAGCGCAACATGCTTGCGATGACGTTCAGGCCGCATCGGCTGCTGACGCGCGAGCGATTCAATCAGCTCGCCCTGGACTGGATCACCTTCGGCACGGGCTACGTCGAGCGCCGCAAGTCGGTGACGGGCAGGGTGATCGAACTGCAGGTGCCACTTGCACAGTACATGCGGCGCGGCGTCGCCGAAGGTGAGTTCTTCCAGATCCGTGGCTTCCGCGATGAGCACGCCTTCAAGGCCGGTTCCGTTTTTCAGTTGCGGAATGCGGATGTCGACCAGGAGATCTACGGCATGCCGGAGTGGCTGTCAGCCGTCCAGTCGGCCCTGCTGAACGAATCGGCCACCTTGTTCCGCCGCCGGTACTACAACAACGGCTCGCATGCTGGCTTCATCCTTTACCTGTCCGATTCCAACGTGAACAAGGACGACGTGGACGGTATGCGCGCCGCGCTGCGCGAATCCAAGGGCGTGGGGAATTTCAAGAATCTGTTCCTGCATTCGCCTGGCGGCAGCAAGGACGGTATCAAGCTGATTCCGATCAGCGAGGTGGCGGCCAAGGACGAGTTCAGTGGCATCAAGAACGTGACCCGCGACGACATGTTGACCGCATTGCGCGTACCCCCGCAGCTGCTGAGCATCGTGCCGCAGAACACGGGTGGCTTCGGCGACATCGGCAAGACCGCCGGGGTCTGGGCAGCCATGGAGCTTGGGCCGCTGCAGGCCGGCATGACCGCGATCAACGAATGGCTGGGCGAGGACGTGATCACCTTCTCGCCATTTGGCCTGGGGCTGCCATCGTGATGGAGAACCTGCGTTGCGGCGGCTGCGCCAAGCTGTTGGGGAAGGCCGATGGCTATCGACAGATCCAGATCAAATGCCCCCGGTGCGGGGTGTTGAACCATATGAAGGCCCAGAGCCTCTCCTCGGATCGCCTTGAGCGACACGAAGAAGGCTCTACCCTTGAAGAACGAACTGATCCACGGCGATGCCCTGACCGTCCTGCCGACCCTGCCGGCCGAGAGCTTCGACGCCCTCATCACTGATCCGCCCTACGCCAGCGGCGGGGTGCACGCCGCGTCGCGACAGCAGGCCCCACAGACGAAGTACGTGCAGAGCGGCCAGCGGCAACTGCATGCGGGCTTCGTAGGCGACGAGCGCGACCAGCGCTCGCACCTTGCCTGGATGCGGCTTTGGTTGGCCGAGTGCGGCCGCGTACTGAAAGACGGGGCTCCGGTGCTACTGTTCACCGACTGGCGGCAGCTGCCGTTGACCACCGACGCCCTGCAGTGCGCCGGGTTCACCTGGCGCGGCATCACCGTATGGGACAAGACTGAAGGTGTGCGGCCGCAGTTGGGGCGGTTTCGGAATCAGGCCGAGTACGTGGTCTGGGGCAGCAAGGGCCACATGCCCCTCGGTCGACGGGCGCCGGTGCTGCCCGGCGTCATCCGGGAGAAGGTGAGGACGGCCGACAAGCACCACATGACCGGAAAGCCAACCGACCTGATGCGGCAGCTCGTGCGGATCTGTGAGGAGGGCGGACGCATCCTAGATCCGTTCGCGGGCTCAGGGACTACCTTGGTGGCTGCGCAATTGGAAGGTTATGCGTGGTTTGGCTGCGAGATTACTGCTGCCTACGCTGGAGTGGCGCACGATCGATTACTGGGAATGTAGGTCTACGGGGCCGGACCAATGATCGGTCCGGCCCCACGCCAACTCCGCACAGCTAGGTCTCTGTTAGAAGTCAAACCCACTTTGCTGGTGCTTCAGCATTCCAATTTTCTTGGAGAGCTGAATCTTTTCCTCAGCTTTCATTCGAGAGGCAGGAGCCATCACCGCTGCGATCCTATCAAGATGAGATGCGGTGGTTACAGGGAAGAATAGATGGTCCTTCTTCAGGTAGACCAGAGATTTCTTGTCTTGTTTCGCCAGTTCAATGACATTGCTCAGTGTCCCCGTGCTTTTCCCGTCCCAAATCATTAGGCCGAAGTCAGCGACTGCAGCCATCCGGACATCCTTGGCCGTGAAGAAGGCCCTGCTTCCAGGCTTTTCTTCGGACTTGACTCTCTCAACTTGCCAATGGCCTAGATTATTTCTCGGAGTGTCACCGCTGCAGTACACGGTAACGTGCTCATAGCCCAACTCTGACAGGCAGCTTTGAACCGCTTTGTCCGCACCCTCTGCGTCTCCTAGAATGATGCTGTGGCGTGCATCGATCATGTTCAGGATCCGCTCTTTTACCAGGTTGTCAATTCGCTTGATTGTGATTGACCCTGCGATAAAGATAACTGTCATTTCTACTTCCAGGTCATTGCTGCGGTGAGAACCTTTCCGATCCTTTTGTGCGCCTTTAGAGTCTGGGTCGCAACCTGCATTGACGCCCCGCTATGGAAGAGATCATCTATAAGGAGGATGTTAATCTTTCCTTCGCCTGTCAGGCAGTCATTAATATGCATGGTGCCCTTGAGTGCATTCAGTTTTTCCTGAATTCCATCAAGATTCTTTAGCGATATGCCATTTGGCTTCTTAAGTAAAAAGTCGTGAATAACCGGTATTCCAGTGAGCTTCCCAAGTTCATCGGCAACGAGCGGCACGGGTTGAACCTCGCGGATGTTGGACGCTGGCATGGGGACAATAATGTCAATGCTATCACCAAATTTTGACAGAATATGGCTATGAATTGCTGCAGCGAGGCGCTTTGCCTGCCGCTCATCGCCTCTGTATTTTAGCTGAAAAACGGCTTCGCCTGCATCAGTGCGAAGCGTGTCGAATTGCGGGCGGCCCTGATCGTCATTCCCAATGAATTCGCTCTTGATCGTGTGCTTATCCAGAGCATAGCCTTGGTCCCAATTTCCGTGGATGGCTTTCACATTGACTGCCATGTCTATTCCTTGTGTTGGTAAAGTTCAATTCCAGTTGTTTACTCGATGAGTTACGTTGTATCCGCGAAGTTCAAATGATTTGATCGCGGCCTCGGCTGCTAGTAACAAATCTCCCCTTCGCGGGTTTTCGGAAAAATATATCGGAACGTAATCATCCGAAGCTTTCGATGTGAGATCTAGCGCGTTCATTTTGGTTTCTGTGTCGAACGCGGAGACTACATTCTGTATTTCAGATTCATCGGTGGCACGCACCAACAGGACCAAGTCCCGGTCATCGTCGTAGATAAGGATTTCTACGGTGCTCCAAGATGCGTACTCGGTGTCAAGGCGTCTGGCGAGTATTATGCTGTATGCATCTGCTGAATTCTGCGGATTATCCATTGCTCACGTCCCTAGGCAATTCGGCCATGATTGACCTTCTTCGAATGCTATCAAATTGATTGGGCCGACCCAATCCTACTTTAGATGGTGCGAAGCGTTGGATCAGTCTCCGTAAGGAGCGAGTTCGCCGCGGCTTGCCTGTGGACCTTTATCCATCTTCTGCCTTGCAGATCGACTGGTCTCACCTCCCTTGGGGATTGGGAAGCCGTGGCGCAGAGAACTGGGCTGAGTGGACTGCGCTGCAGGTGAGCGCTCTGAACCGATCGACAAGCTGGGCTGCGCGCGCACTCGTCTCCCCGCCACGCCTGCGCACTTCATAGGGTGCTTTTTCTGCACTGCCTGCAGCAAGGCCCAGCCCCGGCCCTGCATGGCGTTCTCCGGGCTTCGCTGGCACCGGCTCGCCCTGCGATTCCCTGCGCGATAGGGGGTGTCTGCGTGGCGCCCTGTGGCCTCCTTTGGCCACCTTCGGGCGGAGCCAGTTTTTCAGGTGACCACGGGAACGAGGTAACCAGGTAACACGCGCATCCATACCGCTACTAAGTAGCTGATAGAAAAGGAAAAGTGGTGGTTACCTTTCGAGGTGATTTGAGGTAATTTTTCGACCCCTACAAAGTAATGTCATTGATTCATAAGGAAATTTTGTTCCGCCAATGTTACCTCTGAAGAAGGTAATGGGATTACTCAGAGGTAACCCTATTGTTACCTTGATAAATTCAATATAAATCATTGTTTTTAAAGGTGAATCGGCCACTTCTTTCAGGGTGGTTACCTTTATTACCTCTCTCCCGTGGTCACCTGAAAAATTGCACCTCATCGCGCGTAAGGGGGCCATCAGCATCCCCACCGCCGCACATGCTCACGCCTGCAGCCGCCCCCTTGTCGCAGCCTTTGCGACGGCCAGCCGTATCCTCCCCGCCATGCCGCTGCCCCCCGACTTCTACTGGACGACGCGCTCTGCCAGCCTACCCAGCGAGGCACCGACGGTCATCGCTTACAACGGCGTGTGGGTGGTTGCGATGGCGCAACGGGTGGGCGACGGGATCTGGATCGCCAGTCTTGACCGACACCGGCATGGCCCCGGCGGGCCGTTCCGCTGGTGTACCAGCTACGAGCAGGGCCGCGCCGGTGCCGAGATGTGGGTGACCAGGCATGAGGCGCGGCTGCGCGAGGATGTGGCCAAGATCAAGGCATACCGGGAGGCGGTACGTGCGAACCGGTTGGCCGGGCTGCACCTCAAGCTACCGTTCGGTTGGATGGGGTAGGGCTAGCTGGATTGGGTCGGACCGCCGACATTGACGAGCCGAAAGTCATTCTTGCCTGCGCGTCAGTGCAGGCGATGGTTATGGACCATCGGCGGTGCTCGCCAAAACCAGTGATAGTCTTTCGGAAAGTCGAGGAGTTGTGCGCTCGTAGCCGGTTGCAAATATGATGGGGGCGGGAATGACGGTCGAAAATAATATTAAGAATTTCATGAAAAGTGTTGGTGGCGGTGCGCTCTGTTTGCATGGCCCATGGGGGGTGGGAAAGACTCATCTGTGGAGGGAGGTTGTTAAGAGTTCCGGTGTCAACAGTACCTACGTTTCACTTTTTGGAGTGGACTCCCTCGACGCCATGAAGGCGCAGATATCACTTGCTGTACAAGATCAGCAGAACATCCGATGGTCTCTGCGCGTAAAATTACGCGAGCTGTGGGCCGCGCTAACTAAGAGCGCTCCTCTAATTCCAGCTAGATTCGGAGGCGGGACGCAGCTGGCAGCCGCCGCGCAATCACTAGCCTTCTATTTCGTGCGAGACCGACTTATCTGCATCGACGACGTCGAACGACGGGGCAGGAATTTGTCTTTACGAGATGTTCTTGGGCTCGTGTCCCATCTTGACGAGCAGCGTCGATGCCGAGTATGCGTAATTCTCAACTCCGGCGTCCTGATTGGAGATGATAAGAATGAATGGGACAGTCAGCGGGAAAAAGTGTTCGCCGCAGAGGTCTACTATGATCCGTCGCCACGGGTCTCTGTCGGCATCGCATTGGGAGCCATGGATCAGTTGCAGAGGTGGCATAAACATACCTCAGAAGCACTGATCGAACTCGAAATTAGGAACTTTAGAGTAATCAGAAGAGTGGCCCGTAGTCTGCACCTCCTGTTCGCCGAACTGGGCGAGGTCCATTCGGCCACTGTCAGGAAAATAGCTCGTGAGGTTGTTTTCATAGTCTACTGTCATTGCGGAAAGGGTTTGGGTGCGCCCTCTCTTGAGTTTCTACTGCGCACTTCGCCTATGTCTCTTGCTTTAGATCGCCTTAACCTCGGGAAGGATGGAAGCAAGCTTTCAGCCGAAGATGCGATTCTTGCTGACCGTATTAGCCGGTTTGACATTGATGGCGGCGATGTTCTGACAAGAGTCTTGATCGACTGCATTAGATCTGGCTTCCCAGTGGATGCGCTTCGCCCAGCTGTAGAGACCTGGGACGGTGAGGCTCGGGTGGACGAAAGGCGCGAGAAGTACTCGGCGGCGTGGCGGCGCTATCGAAACGATCTTGCGGCCGACGATGACGAACTAATCCAGGGGATGATTGCTGCGTGGCCAGGAGTCGTGGATAGAGAAATGCCGAAGAACGTCGAAGCCTTTGCAGCCGTTCTCCGAGCTCATGGCCACCCTGAGTCTGCTACCGATGTGATACGAACATGGGTTGCAGCGCGGAGCGGGCCACGTGCAGGTGAGCTCGAGGACGACGTGTTGACGATGCTTGGGCAGGTGTCAGACGAGGAGTTCTTGGCTGAGATTGAAAAGGTTCGAAGTGGAACAACAATTGGCGTGTCTCTTGAAGCGGCTTTGTCGCAGATCGGGGTGTGTGCAGCGCATGAAAGTGACTTCAGCGCCGTAGCGAATGCCGAGACATCCAAGCTGGCGCAGTGTTTCAAGTCCAATAGCAGCAGCTACAGGGTCATCAAGGAACTGTTGGAGCGCCGAGGAAGTTATGACGACAGCTACGCACGTGCTGCGGCCAATACCGAGAGTGCATTGAAGTTGATCTCGTCAGAGTCGCCGGGCAAGGAACTTCGGATCCGGTCGACCTACGGGATCTCACATTTGGAATGA